CCATGTGTCGCAGGGCGCGCGGGATCAGTTCTATGCAGCCAACGATGACTTGGTCGCCTCGGTCAAATGGCTCAGCACCCTGGATTCGAAGACATCGCCCGATTGCAGGCTGCGTGACGGGTTGCGGTACAGCAAGGATCACAAGCCGGTCGGGCACTCAGTGCCATGGCTGGCAGGCCCTGGGCGTATCCACTGGCAGTGCCGGTCAACGTCAACACCGATTATCACTCTCTGGGAAGAGCTGGGCCTGACGCCCGAGGAAATCGGCGAGGCTGACCGGGCCAGCATGAATGGCCAGGTGCCTGAGTCCATGAGCTATGGCGACTGGCTGAAAACCCAGAGCGCCGAACGCCAGGATGAAGTGCTTGGCCCAACACGCGGCAAGCTGTTCAGGGAAGGCGGGTTGACCCTTGACCGCTTCTACAACGACAAGGGCCGTTATCTGGACCTGGATCAGCTGCGAGAACGCGACGCACGGGCCTTTGAGAAGGCGGGCATTGCGGCGTAACATCAGCGCATGACCGATAAACGCCGATTCACCGTCATCGACGGGACGCCAGCACCAGACACGCCAGCAGAGCAGGTGCGCAAGCGCGTTCGCGCCATGCCAAGGCCAAAGGCCATGCCCCAGTGCGGCCGCTGTGGCGGACGTGAGTACATCGAGGCCAAGATCGGGATGGGCAAGTCGGTGACCAAGCAGAAGCTGTGCGTGCTCTGCCTGATGCAAGGGCAGAGGGTGGTGATGGGGTAGCCCGTACCGCCATGAACATGAAGTGAAGCCCGCCAATCGCGGGTTTTTTTGTACCCCCGAAACCTCGGCACCCGCCGGGGTTTTTTTATGTCCGCGTTTCGGATGAAACAGGGCGAACCGGGCCGGATGGCCTAGCAGATGGGCGGATGCCCGGAGATCAACCATGAAACTGAAGCTCGACGAAAACGGAAATGCGGTACTGCAAGACGGCAAACCGGTGTACGTGCATGACGACGGCAAAGAGGTGGCATTTGATGCTGCTGGTACCGTCGCCACCATCACCCGGTTGAACGCTGAAGCCAAGACCCATCGCGAAGGCAAAGAAGCGGCTGAGAAGGCGCTGAAGGCTTTCGAGGGGATCTCGGACCCGGCGGCCGCCATCAAGGCGCTGGAGACTGTTTCCAACCTCGATCAGAAAAAGCTGGTGGATGCCGGCGAGATCGAGAAGGTGAAGTCCGAAATCAGCAAAGCCTTTCAGGGGCAGCTGGACGAAGCCACCAACAAGGCGGCGACGTTCGAGAAGCAGCTGTACGAAGAGAAGATTGGCGGCGCCTTCGGTCGCTCCAAGATGATCGCGGACAAGCTGGCCATTCCTGCTGACCTGGTGCAGGCCCGTTTCGGGCAGGCGTTCAAAATCGAGGACGGCAAGACCGTCGCTTACGACGGCAATGGCAACAAGATTTACAGCCATTCCCGCCCTGGCGAGATCGCCGACTTTGACGAAGCGCTCGAAATCCTCGTTGAGCAATACCCGCATCGCGACAGCATCCTGAAGGCATCCGGCGCCAATGGTGGCGGCGCGCCCAACGGAGGCGGGAACCAACCCCCATCCAAGGGCAATATTGGCGGCACCCGGCAAGAGCGCCTGGACGCCATCAAGGCCCGAACGCAAAACGCTTAAGGAGGCCCCATGGCCCTTTCAGACATGAAGGTGTTCAACGAATACCTCAAGAGCACTACCGTTGAGACCCTGGCTCAGGATGTTGAGAAGTTCAACGCCGCTTCCGCTGGGGCAATCCAACTGACCACCCAGGGCATTGACGGCGACTTCCTGCAAGAGTCGTTCTGGGCGGGCCTGCATGGCGCCCAGCGCCGCGTTGATCGCTACGCATCCAACGGCAACCAGTCAGCCACCGCTCTGGCTCAAAAGCAGTACGACGCGGTTAAGGTTGCCGGTGGCTTCGGCCCCATCCTGTGGGAGCCGTCCCAGCTGTCCTGGATTCAGAAGAGCCCGGAAGAAGCCCTTGAGGTGATCAGCCGGAATCTTTCCGAGGCCATCATCGCCGACCAACTGAACAGCGTCATTGCTGCGCTTGTTGCTGCCATCAGCAACCAAGCTGCCGCGACCAACGACGTATCTGCCAGCGCTGGCATTACCTATTCGGCAATCAACGCCGCGCACGCCAAGTTCGGTGATGCGTCCGCGCGACTGGTTGCGCAGGTGATGAACGGCACCACCTTCCACGACCTGATTGGTCAGAACCTGACTAACGACCAGCAGCTGTTCCGTGCCGGTGACGTGACCATCGTCGACATCCTCGGTAAAGCCGTGATCGTGACCGACTCGCCAGCGCTTTACTCGGCGGCCGTCGCGACCCCCGCGGCACCCGCCAAGCAGCGTGTGCTGTCCCTGGCTAACGGTGCAGGCATGGTGATGGATGGTTCCGACCTGGTCACCAACATCGAGACCGCCAACGGCAAGGAGCGCATCGAGACTACCTTCCAAGCTGACTACACCTTCGGGCTGGCCATGAAGGGCTACACCTGGGATGTAACCAACGGCGGCAAGTCTCCGACTGATGCCGAGCTGGCTACAGGTAGCAACTGGGATCTGGTCGCCAACAGCATCAAGGCCTCGGCTGGCGTGATCACCATCGGCGACGCTGACGCGTAACCATTCAGGCGGCCTTCGGGCCGCTTTCTCTTTTCTGGAGATAGTCATGGAAATTCACTACGAGCCGCACCCGGTGTCGCCAGAGCGCAAGGCCGAGCTGCGCGCCAAGGGTCTCAAGATCATTGACGCCCGATTCAAACCGGCCGATCTCGCTCAAACCGCGGACGCCGACAGCGACAAGCCATCCAAGGGCCTCACTGTCGATCAGATTCGTGACGCGCTGAAAGCCAAGGGCATTGAGGCCCCTGAAGGCGCCAAGAAAGCCGATCTGGCCAAGCTGCTGGACGAGGCATAACCCATGCTGATCATCGAGAATGGCTCAATCGTGGCCGGTGCCGACAGCTACGCCACCGCTGCCGAGCTGGTGACCTATGCCGCCAACTACGGCCTGACCATTCCCGCCACGGAAGGTGAGCAGGAGACTCTGCTGCGCCGCGCCTATCTGCAAATGAACACCCTGCCTTGGAAGGGCTGGCCGGTTAACCGCGACCAGACGGGCGCGTGGCCGCGTTACGGGGTGCTCTCGAGCGGGTATGAGTTGCCATCAGACGTTATCCCGCGCCAGGTCAAGCAGTGCCAGATGGCGATGGCGGGCGAGATCCATGCCGACGACATCGACCCGCCGGAGCTGCGCAAAGGCGCCGTGATCAAGGATCGCGTTGAGGGCGCTGTAGAGCGCCAGTACGCTGCGGCCAAGGCATCGCGGTCAACGCCTGTCGCCGGTAGGCAGTCCCTGGCGAATGTTGCAGGCCTGCTCGAATCGTCCTGGCAGATTCCGATGGTGCGCGGCTGATGACTGGCTTCTACGACGAAATGGCCACGGTCGCGCTCGAGCTGATCTCTGAGTTCGGCCAGGCAGGTCAGATCAAGGATCAGCTGCCAGGGAGTTACGACCCGGTGACCGGCGACGAGACGGGCGGTAGCACCTCAACGCAAGACGCTCAGATGATCCTGCTGGATTACACCCTGCAGGAATCAGGCATCAAGTACGCCGAAGGCACCGAGGTGAAGCTGGGGGACAAGAAGATCCTTATCGCCTCCAAGGGGCTGGACAGTGCGCCCCTGATGACCAGCCTCATCCATGCCGATGGCGCTGACTGGCGGGTGCAGAACATCAAGGTCTCCAATCCGGCCGGCACTCCGCTGGTCTATGAAATTCACGGGCGCAAGTGATGAGCTTCTCAGGCGATATCCGCAACTTCGCAAATGACGCGACCGAAGCGCACAACAAAATCACGCGCGCCGTGACGCTGGAGCTGTTTGGCGGCGTCATCAAATCGACCCCAGTTAAAATCGGTCGAGCGAGGGGGAACTGGCAGACAGCAACTGGCACGCCGCCGACAGACGAGCTTGAGCGCGACGACAAAAGCGGCTCACAGGCCATTGCCGAGGTGGAAGCCAACACGCCGCCAGGCGCTGGCCAGCAGACCTACATGGTCAACAATCTGCCCTACATCCTCGACC